CCGAGAGATCGGATTATCGTTATTCTAACTCGTTAGAACCCTCATGTTTAAACCCCCATGAAGGCTTACACGCTATTTGATGTTAATTCGTCAAATGCAGTAATAGCTAATTTGGAAAAATATGCCTCATATGGCTTATCACCATATTTTGGAAAATATCTAACCTTATTAGGTGTTGGTAAGTATTCTACAGGTGCCATATCTGGTAAATCATCACACCATATACGGTCAAGAACCTCTGTGAGTTCCTCACCTTGAGCATTAATTGCTCAAACTACAGGATGTAACGCTTCAGGATTAAAACCCTGATTTCCCATTTGGGCTTCAGTTCAGTCCATACCATAATTCTTAACAAGCTCTTCTAGGGTGATTCCCGAAAGAATCTTGTCAAGATCCTCTAATTTCTTAAGAATTTCCATCTTACGGAGTTCTTTAATTTTATTAAAGAGATCTTCATAAGAGACTTCACAAGTATGAGTTACCAGGGAAACCTGGGCCATAAGTGCAAGTCGTAATGAGATAATCTTATTAATTAGAATAGACCTATCCTTATTGTTAGGATAGACTAGTGGTAGAACCGAAAAGGACTGGGGATTGTCAATCATTTTTCTATCTCATAACATTGTAACAAGTTCACTAATATTTATTAGTTTGTTCTTGGAAACAAGGTTATAATTTAGACCTGATATTTCTTCACCATTATGAGCTAATCTTTTGATAAACTCAAAACGTGATTCAGTATTAGGTTCTTTGATAGATTTATCTAAGTTAATTGGAATTCCAATTTCTTGGATTTGATTTTCATAATCAACAGCCACCCTTTCATTTCATATAACAATATCATCTCCTAAGATTTGATATTCATCAAATGATTTATATCCATTTTGTTTTGCAACAAATTGAACAAAATCATGATGTCAAAGTGAGAATGATGGAAATGAAGATAGACAACCTAAAGGTTGACCTACTTTTCATCTTACATCACCAAACTTTGAGTGAAATGTCCTATTGGCAATTATTGTAGATCATAATTCTGCTATCGTATTTCCATAAATGGATTTCATCCTTATTACTTGTTGTGATAAGGGTATACGATGACTTGCTCCTTCGAGATCATAACTGTAAGTTTTCTTACCTTTACTTTCTCTTAGAACTCGTTCAAAAGCTTTATTTTGATCATATGTCCCATCTGTCCCTAAAGATTTCAAGATCTTCATTTGATGATCATGAATTGACTTTAGAGATAATTGTGACCAATAATCGCAAATTGCAAACATGCGTGTTTTACCTCCTCCCTCGGATGAAAATCCAAGTTTGGAGTGTTTAACTATCGAACGTTTGTTTTCATTGATTTGATCAATCTGATTATTTCTTAATCGATTCATCCAGGAATTACCATTGATAACGTTAATTTCTGTGATTGCTTTTTCAAGGATCACATCATTATCAATTGCAATGGCATCGAGATGAGAACTTGCTAATGCAGGTCCATTTGGACCTACAGAAGCAGGATATATCACTCTTTCCCTTTTCAATGATAATTTCTTTGACCAATGGTTTCTATACTTAAGATCTACAAATTGAGTAAATCGATCTGTATAATCTTTAGTTAAGAATACCCCATCATCAGTAACTCTTTTGAGTTCTTTTGTTGGATCAATAGGAAGACGTATAGTCTCAAATATTCTTGTCACGGTCAGACCAATTCTCTTAGAACGTAAGTCCTTTGAGTTTATAATCGGCCTAATGGACCATAATATTTTTGGTATATTATTCTTATCGATTTTGGAAAAAGCAATAGGTTTGGGATTGAGATTTAAGTAATAATTACATAATCATTTGTAATGTTCCTTATATCTATTTACCGTATAGGGCTTTCCATTATTCTTAATAGAATTTTGGAAATCTGCTTTGTACTGTAATCAACACTTCTCTAATACTTGTTGACTAACATCATTTAGATCGAGTAAGTTAGTAATAACTTTTTCGTTTAAAGAATGTTTGTTCATCGTAGTATTCTAGTTAAGGGTTGCTCTCCCACAAAAGTGGTGCCATCTTCAAAGAAGGATGATTTGGCATTCAGCAATAACACTCTAGGAGTG